CTCTTAACTTAGACTGTACCCATGCAGAAACGTAATCATCTCTGTTTAATAATAACTGTATCATTGCTGTCCTTTTAAGAAATACGCAAACCAAGCAACAACCAATAAACCGCCAACAACAATGATCACAATCAAGGCAATCATTATGTTTCTTACTAGACGTTCAAAAGCTTTCTTCTGTTCTTCTTTAGCTTCCTGTCGTTTCTTTCTGGCTTCAGACTGATATTTGACCCAATCATTGTACATACCTGGGCGGCCGTATAGCTGTAAAATTTCACGAAGTTCCTCTCTCTTTTGTGAGATTTCTTCAAGATGCATAAACTCTTCAAAATCGCCAGTATCTTTGCCCAGTAATTTACTGAACATACTGTTCTTTTTTGCGTTAGCTCTTTCTCTTATATCTTCTTCAGCAGTTACAAACTTTGCTATTGCTCCTGCTGCTTTGGATAGATCATGCCCATGAGCAATAGTCGTTTTTATTGTGGCTATAGCACCATTAATAATGGCCAATTCTGCAAGCATCTGTTCATCTTTCTAAATCTTAATTTAAAAGAATTGCGAACAAACTGGCAGCACTGCCAAAGACAGTCACTGTGGATGCTAGTATTAACCCTTCCATTCTAAATATGCGTTTATCTATTTTCTCAATCTGTGTTAGGATAGACTGATAGCGTATTTCACATTCTCTTTCATGCGACTTCAAATCACTATCGACAGTTTGCACAGACTTTCTTGCCATTACTCAGCCGCCTGTGGTGTTTCCAGTTCTTGCTTTAAAGCATTATAATATGTATTTTTTGCTGTAACTAACTGCTCTAAATCTTTCTGTCCATTGACAATTTTTCTTTGTAAGTCGTGGCAATGTTCAGCGTATGACCTGGCTTTATCTGACAAATCATCAAGTTTATATTCTTCATTATCTATTGTGATTTTGCTCATGTTGTTGTCTGACTTTCTGTAAATGTTTTGTATGCAGTCTTTACGTCATCAGTCCATACGGCTGTGGCTACTGCTTTTACATCTGCATCTTCATTACTTATATCTGTTGCAGTATGTGTCCACTTACCATCACTATCTTTTGATGAACTAAATGGTGCTAAAGCATGACGATGAAAGGAACGAGTAAGTTCTTTCTTAGAACCATCAGCTTGTTCTTCCATAATCTTTGTTGCTTTGCGAACTTGTATGTGCCATGTCATAACAACTTCTATTTTATCGTTTTCATATTCTTTGGTTATATCACCATTTGCCATTTTTATTTCTCCTTTATGCTGTTGCTAAATAACAGCCAGTTATTCTCATGGATGTTCCATTTACATCTGTGTAGGACATATCTGTTGCTGATTTACCTCCAGACAATCTATTATGTCCACTATGAGTTTGTGCTAAAAATGCTGCACCTTGAGGAAGAGAACCACCACTATGAAATATTGTAAAAGCTGACGTATCACTAGAAGCAAAAGGTAAACCAGATATTTCTACACGATTACTGCTCGTTCCACTAAAACTACACGCGATATTAATGTAAACCACTCTTCCAATTTTTACATAATTTTCTTCACTATCAGAAAATGTTATCCCACTACCACTAATTAAAGATGCCGTCCAAGTGCCTTCTTCATAGTCGTCTAATGTGTTTGAGTCTGTGTTTGACGTTACACCTAGATTAATCCCTTTGCCTGCTGATCCAAATATTATGTCACCACCTGCTACATTCAAATCTCCTGCAACAGTTGTTGTTGATGCAGCACCTGCACCGATTGTTACATCAACTTCACCATCTGTAGCGTGTTCACCTTCAAGAACTAACCCTGCTGTCAGTGCTGTATTTGTGCCATCACTCTCAGCAACAAAAAATGATAGTTTACCTGCTTCGTCAGTTTCATCAGCTTCTGATACTTCACCAACTATTTTTGCAAAGGCTGTCTGGTTTTGTCCTGCATCATCACCAAAGAATGATATTGTTCCAAGATCATCTCCATCTGCACCTGCAGCACCTTTATCCATAACAAATCGCAACTCACCTGCTGTTGTGCCATTATGAGTATTCTTAATCTGAACAATCGGTTCATCAGTTGTGTTGTCAGTTATGATTAATGATGGTGTTGTAATTGTTACAGAAGTATCAGCAGCCATGTTAAGTTGCCCATCTGCTGATGAATTGATAAAAATAGCACTGTCTCTTAGCTGTATTTTTTTATCAGTTGGTACACTTAAGCCTAAGGTAAAAGGTATCATAGCTGTCAAAGTCTGTGTTCCATCTTTTAAAATACAGGTTGTCAAACCAGTAGCGATACCATCAAACTCGGCATCAGTACGCGATGCGGATATCTTAATGCCTGCATCTCTGTCTGATGTCCAGTCATGTACTCTTGAGAATGTTCCTGTTGAAAACGGCATTAAATCGGCCCTCCTGGTAATATATGATAGTTAGCACTAACAAAACTAATTGCCTGTGTACTAGATGATATTTTTATTCTTAATGAAATTGATCTTCCCATTTTATTGGTAACTTTTCGTCTTTGTGTGATTGCACTGCCTTCAGCATCTGCCCAGTGTTCCTCATCCCACTCTGCCTCATCCCATGAAGCTAAATCAGTTGTAAATTGTGCAGGTGTCAGATCAAGCAATGTTGTTGGCTCATGGTCAACAGCTACACCAAAAGAAAAGCTTATATTACTTACAACACCTTCTAACATTGGTGCTACTGATGAAAACTTTTTAAGACTGCCTCTATCACCAAAATAATTAAATGCTGTTGCTATGTCTCCAACAATGGCATCTGTGCCATCTGCATTGCCTGTTATCTTATAAACAATACCTGATGCACCGCCAAAGAATACATCACCATTGAACTGCCCCCATACTACAGCAGGTATATTTTGAAACAAACACCATGCGTTAATAATAGGATTAAATACAAACTGATTATATAGATCGGTTGAGTTGCCAGTTGGAAAGTTAATAAATATTTTATCGCCTTTAGGATCAATAAATATCTGCCATCCTGTTGTTGTTTTAGTCTCTTTGACCTGTGCTATTACATCACCTCGTATTTTCTCAGATAATGCGACAGCCTGTGTTCCTATTCTGTCTCTGTTAAATACTTTTGATAAAGCAACAACACCTTCTGATGTTATAACAGCTACATCACCGCCAAATTTTGCTGCACCTCTAATTTCATTGACAGGCTCTGCAATTCTGAATGATCCATTGAGTGAAAAGCCAGAACCAGGATTGTCACCTGAGTAGACAAGAACAATTCCAGAATCCATGATAAATGCAATAAGATCATCTGTACCTTCACCACCATCTATTGTCAGTGTTTTTATCTGTATAAGATTACCGCCTATATCGTCAACAAGACCTAAATTAAAAAGTGTAAAGTTGCCCTGAAAGGTATCGACTGTAGCAGAATAGTAAAACTTTTGCTCATCGCCTCTGAAATAGTAAACTCTGTTTTTATGTACATGGACACCTTTTAGACTGTCGGCACTTGTACTGTCTGATAATGTAATTGATAAATCAGCCGCAGATGACCCATCCCATGAGAAAGGTGTATCAGTGCCATTGACAAATAAAGTTCTGCCATTAAATGCTGCTGTCTGAAATCTGCCGTTTGACAGACCTGTTTTTTTTGATACGGCAGAGCCAGTATTTATTTGATACAATGTACCATTTGAACCAACTGCTAATAGTTGTCTATTACTTCCTGCATTATGTTCAGCAAGTGTTTCTACATCTCCTGTTCCAACACCTGTACAAAATGATGAGTAACCATCTCTGAGTGTAATCTTGCCCACTGTGGGAAACATATTTGTTAAGGTAATTGCATCTAGTGGCTGCATATTATCAACAGAGTCACGACTGTTTAAACCGCCAATAGGAGCAGGAACTGATGTAGATTTTACCTTAAATCTATTTGCTGTTCTAAGTGGTTGCAACATTAACTTAGGCCGTAATTACCATCAGATTGATATGGCCCTACAATAAGTTTTCTTGCATCATCTAATTGCAGTACAGGTGAAGAGCCATTTCTTGCTACAGCTTGTCTTACCTCTAACTGATATTGTTTATAATCTTCACCATATTCTAATCCATGTGCTGCTTTAAAACGCCAGGTTATACCCATTTCCATTGTAGTTTCATCAAGTATACCTGTATCTGTATCTGCTGCCCACGCAGCTTGCCCACTACCACCAGATGATTGACAAAACTGTGTTGATACATATTCAAAGCCAATAGTCTGTGTAGATGATGGTGTAGGGTCTAATTCAAACTTCAAAGCATTTGATGCAGCTTTTAATCTAAACTTTTCTGTTGTGCCTGTAGTTGCCATACCATGATTGACAAGTTGATATTCTGAACTGCTTATAGGGCCTGTCAGTATATCATTATCTGATCGGTTGTATGATGTTTCTAAAACCAATCTGTCAAAATCACTTGGCAAAGCATAAGCGGCTGTGCCATTTGATGTAGAAAAGGTATGTTCTTTTTTAAGTATTGCCCAATCCGATACTCTCATCAACTGCTTACCTTCTCTTTGTGCAAGAGCTAATAATTGCCTTGCTATAGGGTCTGTATTAGAGATAACTGATGTCGGCCTTTCAAAGCCTGTAAAATCAGCAACATTTTGGCACATACTCAAAATTGTCATTTTTTACTCTTCTTTTTTTTCTTCTGTGTCTTTGGAAGTTGATTTTGATTTGTTGTTTTTTTCGGCTTTGACTTGTAATTTAGCAATTTCGTGTAATGTAACATAGATTTTACCCATGCTTTCCAATACTGTAGTTTTTGCACTAGCCAAATCTTCAACTGTTTTAATGCCTTTAAGTTCAAGTTCAATTCTATGATCCTCTGCTAATCCAGGTAAATGTATTGTTTTTTTAACTAATTTTTTGTCTTTATTTTTTTGATATTCTGCCCACTCTTTAGGAAAACGCTGAACGTCACTTGCCCTTACAGGTGTTTCTAAAATATCTTTTGTATCTGTTACAGGTATTCTTGCAAAATCTCGCATTTCACCATTAAACATTTTTTTATAAAATTGTACTTTCAATTTAAACTCCATTTATTTAGTAAAAGGGGCAAGTTGCCCTGCCCCTCATAATTTTTTTTTAGTAAGGAAACATACAAATTATTTCTTTATCTGAGGCATCACAGGCAATGGCACAGACATTATCAGTTACACTTGAAACAACATCTAATGTTCTATCGCCTGCTCCCTCCGTAGTTAAAGGATCTCCATCTGCACCTGCTGTAAGAGCAGTTGATAGAGTTGCAGGCCCTCTAATTTGAATCCAAAACCACTCGTAAGTTGAAGAGGTAGATGCTGCAACACCTGCACCAACTGCATGAGTCAAAGACACATCATTAGTTACTTCGTTACCAAAGTAATGAGTGTCTATGATTCTTAAGTAAGAACAAACATCTCCTGGTGCAATACCTATAAAGCTATAGTTTTGAACATACTTATAAAGCTTTGTTGTCTCTCCTATAACTGCACCAAGTTGACCTGACCTAAATCTTTGTGATGTGTCATTCGCATGAACTGCCGTTGGATCAATACCCAAAACTGGTATTATACTCATAGCGGTTTTCCCTTATCAATCTGGAAATGTGCAAATGATTTCCTTATCACTGATGTCACAGGCGATTGCACAGACATTATCAGTAACATCAGCACTTACATCAAGTGTACCATCAGCCGAACCTGTTGGAGTTAATGGATCACCATCAGCCCCTGCGGTCAATGCAATGGTCAAAATCGCTGCTCCACGAATCTGTATCCAACCAAATTGTCCATCAGTCATAACAGCCTGTAGAACACCTGCTCCAATCTCAATTGAGTCAGAGAGATCACTCGTCACAACATTATTTTTGTACCCATCTAATGTGTAATAATATGAAACCTCACCTGCTACGGCTGCTGCTCCTGCTGAACCAGTGTCATACTGCACATACTTATAGACTTTACTTGGAGAGCCAACTACTGCACCATGCTGACCGAGTAAAAACTCAGCAGTGTCATGCACTTCAGTTGGGTCGATTCCTAATACTGGAATATAACTCATATTGCCCTCCTATGTATGTAAAACGCCCTGTAAGCTTCTGTTAGAGCAGCTTAACGCACCACTCCAAAATACAGGAACTACAGTAGCATCTTGGTTGATTGATTCCTTGGCATCACCTGGAACAAAGTCTCTACCTGCCGCAGTTTCCAATCTTAAGTAATTTGTATTAAGAAAGTACATTCTGCTTGCAGCACAGTTGCTGTCATAAACAACATCTGAGTTAAGATATTTGACCGCAGTAAAACCAAGATCAGCTAATCTACTATCTGCTACTCTTTGCAGAGTCTGTAGAGTGGCAAGGAACGTTGTATAAGGTGTAGAACCTGCTATAACCAAATCAGGTGCATCTGTGCCTCTAACAAGCTGAATATAAAGACTATTCATATCAGATTGTATGTTGGCTGTACTAAATGCACTACTGGTTGCTGTAGCCTGTTTGTTTTGCCAGAACGTGTACGTAGATGAGTTAATACCCCCTACTGTCCCACTGCCTGCATCCGCGACCACTAGCTGTAAACCACCGATTTCCTTGCTGCTTGAACCAGTACCATCACTAAAAAGTGAAGTCGCTAGAGAGTTCTCCATTGACCTTTCAAGGTTTCCAATTCTTGCTTCAAGTAGATTTATCAGTTGCTGTTCGCCACTGTTTTGGATTTGCTCACGCCCAGAAATTGTTACATTTCCTGCAAGCTGTTTATAATCAAACACTGCCGCTGTTAATACATCAGTTGGCGATGTGTCTAAGATTTCGTATCCATTATAGAAGGACACTGTTGAATTATCAGCATACTCTAATTCACGAACAATGTCTCTACCAGTTACCTGTGTCAAATTGCCACGCTCTCTCATTCTGTTAAGAAGAGGATTGTGATTCGACACGTTATCTGCAAGAGTCTTTGATCGATTCCTTAAAGTTGTGGTGATAATTTCTGACAAATTTGGACTTGTCATAATTTACCCCTTTTGTAGTTGTTTCATTGAAAATTTAATTGTTTCGTTCAACGTCATACCACTGGGAATTGCTGAATTGCTTGGTGTACCGCTACCTTTGACATTAACCCTTTGCTGCTTTTTGGCCT